GCAACAGCGGCCCCACTCAGAAAGAAATGATGGGCGGCAAAGGCAAAGGTAAGGGCAAAACCAACGCCGACATGAAGTCTATGGGACGTGGTTTGGCAAAAATTGCAGCACAGAAGCGAGGCTAATCATGGCTACATTCAGCAAAAAGATGATGGGCAAAGAAGTTGGCGATGCCAAAGTCTATGCCAAGCCACACACTATGTCTGGCAAAGAAGTGAAAGCTTCTACAAACCCCGGCAGTGGCCCTAACCGCAGCAATGCAGCCAATGTCGATATGTCTGTAGGCAACATCAGCCGTTCGGCTGGTAATGAAGCAGTCAAGACATCTGGCATCAAAATCCGTGGTACTGGTGCAGCTACCAAAGGTTTGATGGCTCGTGGCCCAATGGCCTAAGGTTTAAACGATGGCAATGACATACGCCCAACTCGTGGCTGCGGTACAGGATTACACGCAGAACACGTTTGACACGACCACGATCAATACAATGATCAAGCAGGCGGAGCAGCGCATCTATAACACGGTGCAGATTGCCAACTTGCGTAAGAATGTCACGGGTGTACTGTCTAGCGGCAATAAGTACTTGGCCTGTCCAGAAGACTTCCTGTCGGTATACAGCCTTGCCATATACCCATACAACGCAACCACAGCCACCGGCACATCAGGCGCAAAAACTATTGTCGTGGCTAGTGCCACAGGGATTGCCGTTGGCCAGCAAGTAACTGGCACAAACCTTGGCACTAACGCTTTGGTGCGTAGTATCAGCGGGACTACGGTCACCTTAACTGTAGCCAATAGCGGCACGGTAAATGGCGCTGTAGTCTTTCAGGGTGACTACCTGTACCTCCTAAACAAGGATGTGAACTTTGTGCGTGAAGCATATCCGTTAAGCTCCGTGGTATCTGAGCCTAAGCACTATGCTATCTTTGGCCCGCAGTCAGCTAACGTAAATGAACTGTCGTTCATCCTTGGCCCTACGCCTAATGCCAACTACTACGCAGAACTGCACTACTATTACTACCCAGAGTCCATCTGCACCACATCAACCACATGGCTAGGTGATAACTTTGACTCTGCATTGCTGTATGGCACGTTGTGTGAAGCTGGTGTTTATATGAAGAGCGCACCGGATGATGGTATGTACAAGACGTATCAAGAACGGTACGTTCAAGCTATTGCGCTTCTCAAGAACTTGGGTGACGGCAAACAACGTGCTGACGCTTACCGTGATGGTCAGATTAGGGTTCCTGTGGCATGAGTTACATCTTACAAACCCAAACCACTAGCTTTAAAAAAGAGCTATACACGGCAGTCCACAACCTATCTACAAATACGTTAAAGATTGCCCTGTACACGGCCAATGCTGATTTAAACGAAGCAACCACTGTTTACACGACCACCGCAGAGGTGGCGGGCACAGGCTACGTTGCAGGCGGGGTGGCCTTGACTGGCGTAACTATTAGTTCGTCTGGGTCTACAGCCTATGTAGACTTTTCTGATGTAGTGTTTAACGCATCGGTTACGGCTCGTTGTGCTTTGATCTACAACGTGACGCAGGGTAATAAATCCATAGCTGTGTTGGACTTTGGGTCTGACAAAACCTCTACTAATTTCACCATCACAATGCCTGCTAACACAGCGACCGCAGCATTGATTCGTTCTTCTAACTAAGGAGTCACCATGACTATCGACAAAATGACTGCCACCGACATGGTGCAAGCATCTACCAAATACAACACAATGCCTGAAGACCAAATGTCTATTCATGGTCATTACACCGCTGTTTGCTATGGCGCAGACGGTCAAATTAAATGGCAAGACGGCATTGAAAACCTTGTAACCACAGTGGGCAAGAACTTTACGCTGGACACCACTCTGGGTAACGTAGCTGGCGGTGCAGTTGTGATGGGTCTTAAAGGTACAGGTACAGCCGTTGTAGCTGATACCCAAGCTTCTCACGCAACATGGTTAGAGGTTGGTTTGGCTAACGCTCCTACATACTCAGGTAACCGTCCTACGCCATCATTTAGTGCGGCTTCTGCTGGTAGCAAAACTACATCTTCTGCGGTGTCGTTTTCTATCACTAGCACTGGCACTGTTGCAGGTTGCTTTATCAACATTGGTGGTAGCGCAACTAAAGACTCAACAACTGGCACATTGTTCTCCGCTGGAGACTTTTCTAGTTCTAAAGCTGTTGTTTCTGGCGACACAATTGCGGTCACTTACACTGCTACATTGACCTGATATGGCTAATGGGTGGGGCGATAATGCTTGGGGCGATCTAGGCTGGGGTGGCGAAACCACCTACGAAGTCAGCGTCACCGAGTCCCTCACCACAGCTACAGCATGGGGTCAAGATACTTGGGGGTCTGGTGTTTGGGGCGGTACAGTACCGTTTGAAGAAACTCAGACTGTCCAGTTTACAGCTAATGCGTCAATAACTGAGACAGCGGCTATAGCTGATAGCCAGTCTGCAATCACTGCATTTGCGGGATCAGTTACAGAAACGGCGGCAATTACATCTGCCGAGTCTGCTACGGCGGCGTTTGCAGCATCAATTACAGAAACAGCCGCAACATTCACTACGGAAGAAGCTGGTGCAACATTCCCTGTCTCATTAACGGAAACTTCAGTCACATCAACCACTGAGGCGGTAGCGGCAACATTTGCCAAGTCCATAACTGAGACTGCGGCAACTTCAACTACAGAATCTGTGGCGGCTACGTTTGCCAAAGATATTACTGAAACGGCGGCGTTAACGGATGCCAATACAGCGACGACGGCGTACACAACCACGGTATCTGACTCTGTAGCCACAAGCACAACTGAGTCTGCCACGGCTAATTTCCCAGTCTCTATTACTGAGACTAACCCAATCTCAACAGTTGAAGAGGCTGTTGCCACGTTCTTGGGTGACATTACCGAGTCAATGGCTATCTCAGAACAGCAGTTGTTTACATGGCTGGCTGAGATTATTGAGACAATGGCTACGTCTGACTCTACAACGGTTGGAACGTATTACACAGAATTTATTGCAGAGCTTGCGGCTATCGCGGATAATCCACAGGCGGCTACTGCGTACAATGTAAGCACCTCGGATACGATGGTTATTACAGACACAAACAGCGGGCGTAATTTGTGGGAAGTAATAGATGACACAGAGACCGCAAACTGGCAAAATATCAGCAATCCGCAAACACCGGGCTGGGGTGCTGTTAATACAACGGAATCGCCCGGTTGGACACAAATTTCTACTCAGTAGGAGCAATAGATGGCAAATACATCGCTAATCGGACTAACCCTCCCAGCTACAGGCACACTGTCTGGTCAGTGGGGCGACACAATCAACAACGCCATCTCGCAGATTATTGACGTTGCGGTGGCCGGAACCCAAACAATCTCGACTGATGCAGACATTACACTGTCGCTGACTACAGGTACATATGCCAGTACAGGTTTGACGGGCAATAGCTCTCAGTACGCTGTGATTCTGTGGACTGCTGGTGGTACAGCCACTAGAACCATTACAGTCCCTGCTCAGTCCAAAATCTATGTGGTAATTAACGCCACAACCAGCACTCAGTCAATTACTGTTAAAGCTGCAACAGGAACGGGCGTAACCTTGTTGGCCGGTACTAGGGCTGTTATAGCTTGGGATGGCACTAACTTTGTCAACGTGGGTGGTGGTTTACCAGCGGGTTCAACCACTCAAGTTCAATACAACAACGCTGGGGCATTTGGCGCTTCCGCCAATATGACGTTTGACGGCACTAAACTGACTGTTGGAAACATCCTTGACTCTGGTCTTACAGCCAGCAAGCCTGTCTTTACAGACGCAAGTAAAAACTTGGTGTCTACTGGAACTCTTGGCGTTGACCAAGGCGGTACAGGTCTTTCTACAACAACCGCTTACAGTGTGGTATTTACAGGCACAACTTCTACTGGTAACTTTCAAGCTGCGGCTGGCCCCGGCACAACAGGCTATCTTTTGACAAGTAATGGCGCAGGGGCGTTACCAACTTGGCAAGCGGCTCCCGCAACTGGTGCTACTCGCGGTCAAGCAGTGGCTATGGCTCTCGTCTTCGGTCTATAAGGAAACATCATGGCAAATCCAAATATTGCTGGCAGTTCAACCACGATTTACGGTGTAACAACCTATCTAACACCATCTGCAACTACAGCCGTAGTGCTTCTTCCTAACGCCGCTTCTAGCGGTACAGTGATGAAGATTAACCAGATCGTGGCGGCAAATGTAAGCGGTTCTGCGGCAGTGAACACAACTGTAAGCATCTACACCAACGGCGCAGTAGCTCAAGGCTCTGCTCCTAGTAGCGGTACAGCTTACCCAATTGCTTCTACAGTTTCTGTGCCTGTCGGTGCATCTTTGATTGTTGTGGATAAAACATCAGCTTTGTATCTGATGGAAGGCACATCAATCACTGTTACATCCGGCACAGCCAGCGGCATTACTTACTCCATCAGCTACGAACTGATTGCCTAATAGGAGGCTACTATGTCTCTTGATAGAGCGGGCGGAATCCTTTCGGTTGGGTTAGACGGCATCAATTCACCTGTGACTCAGGTGGAGTACCTTGTCGTGGCTGGCGGGGGTGGTGGCGGTGCGGCTAGTGCTGGCACAGGCGGTGGCGGTGCTGGAGGTCTATTAACTGCTACTGGTTATCCAGTAACTATAGGCACTTCCATTACCGTAACTATTGGCGCTGGAGGCGCGGGTTCTACAAGCGTGTCTTCTAATGGCACTAACGGTGTTAGTTCTGTTTTTGGAAACATTACCACTGTTGGTGGCGGCGGCGGAGGCTCTCAAAGTGGTGGCGGCACTGGAAATAACGGTGGTTCTGGTGGTGGCGGTGCTTATCAAAGCGCAGGAGGTGCTGGAACTGCGGGCCAAGGCAATAATGGTGGTCTTTCTACTTATGCGGGGGCTAGTTATTACGAGGGTGGCGGTGGAGGTGGTGCAGGTTCAATCGGAAAGGATGGATACGGTTCCTACCTGTCGGATAGCGGAGGTAATGGAGGCGTGGGCCTTTGCTCAACCATATCTGGTGCAAAAATCTTTTATGCTGGCGGCGGCGGCGGCGCAACTCGGTTTTACGGCCCTACGCTTGGTCTTGGTGGCGCAGGTGGTGGCGGAAATGCCGCAAATGATGGAGGCCCAGCCGCACAATCTGGTTTATACAATACAGGCGGTGGTGGTGGTGCTGGCAATGGGACAAGCTTTACCAATGGCGCGGCTGGCGGTTCAGGCATCGTAGTCATTCGCTACCCTGCGTATCAAGTTGCCGCTACATCAACTACAGGTGGGCCTGAAATGTACATTGCAGGCGCATGGCGCGTGTACAAGTTTGTTGCCTCTGGCACTATTACATTCTGAGGTTCTATGGCAAACGGTTTATTTAATCTCAAGCAAGTCGTACAAGCTGTTCAGCAAGGTGGCTGGCCTTCTCAAAAAACTCCCGCAGTTGAATACTTAGTTGTTGCTGGCGGTGGCGGTGGCGGTCAGAACAGCGGTGCTGGTGGAGGTGCTGGTGGAGTACTCCAAGGCATTGACCCAGTACCAAACGGGCAGACGGTTCTTGTTACTGTTGGTGCTGGTGGTGCAGGTGGAAATGGCGGCTCTGGTAATGGGGTTGCTGGCGGTAATTCTGTATTTGGTTCCGTAGCCGCTATAGGCGGTGGGTATGGTGGATACAACGCTCTTTCCGGAGGCTCTGGCGGTTCAGGAGGAGGTGGAGGTGCTGGCAGTACCTCATTTGCAGGTCAAACTATTCCATACGGACAAGGCACAGCAAATCAAGGAAACGCTGGTGGTTTAGGTCTTGGTGGAGGCTCTGGTGGTCAGGCTGGCGGTGGCGGTGGGGCAGGCACTATAGGGCGTAACGCACCCACGCAAAACTATGCTGGTTACGGTGGCGATGGCGTTAGTTCTGCTATCTCTGGAACTGTAACCGCATACGCTGGCGGTGGCGGTGGCGGAACGTATCCAAACACAAGTACCCCCGGTACGGGTGGCGTAGGTGGTGGAGGCGCTGGAGCAAGTGTTGCAAGCGCGGCAGGATCAAATGGAACAGCAAACACAGGTGGCGGAGCAGGTGGCGGTGCTGGTGGTAGTGGTATTGGTGGTACAGGCGGCTCTGGCATTGTCATCGTTTCATACCCAGACGTATATGCGGCGGCAACATCTTCAACAGGTTCACCAACTGTAAGTACAAGTGGGTCGGGTAGTATTGCTTATACGGGCAGTACAAGTGTTTATTTAAGCACTGCAACAAATACATCAAGTTTTGCATTTGCCACAGGGGACTTTACTATTGAGTTCTGGCTTTATATAAATTCATCTGGTTCATACACTTTGTATGATTCTCGTGCTCTTGGAGCAAATGATTTATCACCCACCATTTATTTAAATTCAAATGTTCTAACATTTTTTACAAACGGCGGTGACAGAATTACTAGCGGCAGTGTTTTATCTAATACAACTTGGTATCACATTGCGGCGGTAAGAATTGGCACAGTTACCAAGCTTTATATAAATGGAACGCAAACTGGTTCAAGTTACACTGACACAAACAACTACATCAATACCTCTGGTAGACCATATATTGGAAGCGGATCGGTTGTTGTGGGTCAAAACGCATTAAATGGTTATCTTACAAACGTGCGAGTTGTAAAAGGCGTTGGCGTGTATACAGGAAACTTTACAGCCCCCGCTGTACCTTTGCAGGCCACACAACCGGCTGGCACTAATATTGCGGCAATTACTGGTACTTCAACTTCAATTTTGTTGAATTCTGTGTCTGGCGGGTATTTGGCTGATTCGTCTACGTTTGCAAACACATTTACGGTTTCAACTACGCCAACATGGAACGCTTTATCACCATTCACAGGTACAGGCTACAAAAACCGTGTGTACACTTGGACAACCAGTGGTTCAATCACCTTCTAAGGAATAGACATGAGTAATAGACTGGGTGGTTTTATTGCAGGGCAGAACATCAACGTGTCGATTGGCACAGTCACTTTTGCAAATACGCCAGACCTTACATTTGGCTCTGCGGCTGGGACACCTGCTGTGGGTCAGGCTGTGCAGTTCACAACAACTGGCACTTTGCCGACTGGATTTTCGTTAAACACAACCTACTACGTCAGAAGCGTAAGCTCAAACACTTGCCAAGTTTCTACAACTCAAGGCGGTTCTGCTACTACATACACCAATGGCACAGGTTCTGGCACTCACACTGCTGTAACCCAACGCGCATTTAACCCTTATGCTGGCGCTCCTGATACTGTTGAGTATTTGGTCGTTGCTGGTGGGGGTGGTGGTGGAACAAACCGAGGAGGTGGTGCTGGCGCGGGTGGTTTATTGCAAGCGTCTGGCTTTGCTGTTTCGGCTGGTACTGCGTTAACGGTAACTGTTGGTGCTGGGGGGGCAGCAAATGCTAGTTCTCCTTATGGACAAAACGGAAACGATTCTGTTTTTAGTTCTATCACTGCCACAGGTGGTGGTGCTGGTGCAAATAACGTATCCACTGGTGGTGAAGCTGGGAGTAATGGAGGTTCGGGTGGTGGCACTAGACAGGAAGCAAATACTCCCGGTACTGGTGTTTCTGGACAAGGTAATGCTGGTGGCATTGGTAGTGCATCAGGAGGCGGCGCGAGTGGCGGCGGCGGCGCTGGGGCTTCCCCTGCATCTCTTGCTGGAAGTTCTAGCACCCTTGGCGGTGTTGGTGGGACGGGGTTATGCTCAACTATTACAGGCCAGCGGGTTTTTTATGCTGGTGGTGGTGGCGGTGGTGGTTATAGTGCCGATGGCGGTATAGGTGGAGCAGGCGGCGGCGGTGCGGGTTCACTTTTTTCGGCAACTGGCGCTAATGCAACTCCGGGAACCGCTAACACTGGCGGTGGCGGCGGCGGAGCTAGGGATGGTGCTGGCACTTATAGTGGCGGTCAAGGCGGCTCTGGCATCGTCATCATTCGTTATCCACAAATCAATTCAGCCCCAGCTTTAGTAACAGGTTCCCCCCAAGTAAACTATAGTGACGGCTATCAAATTTACATATTCACATCTTCAGGTTCAATCATTTTCTAAGGAGCAACTATGAGCCATTTTGCAAAAGTAGAGAACGGTGTAGTGACGCAAGTCATCGTCATCGAGCAGGACGTTTTAAACCTTGGTCACTGGGGCGACCCAGCACTTTGGGTTCAGACCTCATACAACACTTCTGGTGGGGTTCACTCCCAAGGCGGTACACCACTGCGTAAAAACTACGCTGGTATTGGTTACACATACGACTCAGGCCGTGATGCATTTATTCCGCCCAAGCCCTTTGCGTCTTGGTTGTTGAACGAAGACACTTGTCAGTGGGGTGCGCCTACAGCTATGCCTGTTGTAGAAGGTAAGATGTTTACATGGGATGAACCCACAACCTCTTGGGTTGAAGTTGTAGCGCCAACAGTTTAATCGGAGCAAGAGATGCCAACATACAGCGGAATGTGGACACTGAGTCAAGTCAGTCAGGCGGTCAAAAACCTGAATTGGACGGGCGTTCCTCCGTCTGTTGTTGAGTATTTGATTGTTGCTGGTGGCGGTGGTGGCGGACTTACTAGCCCCGGAGGAGGTGGAGGCGCTGGAGGTTTGCTTGCTGGCTATGCTGGCATTACTTTAGGTTCTTCATACTTTGTAACCGTAGGTGCTGGTGGAGCTAGTACTGTTTATGGCGGTAATTCCGTTTTTGACGCAGCATCTAGTGGCGCATCGACAGGTCGGATTGTTGCAAGTGGCGGTGGGTATTCTGCTACTTCTGGGAATGTTGGGTCTGGCGGTTCTGGAGGAGGCGGGTCTGGTAGTGGAAGCGTTACTAATTACGGTGCATCAGGAATTGCTGGGCAAGGAAATACAGGTGGAGCTAATTATCCACAAGGCGGTGTTGGCCCGTGCGGAGGTGGAGGCGGCGCGGGTACGGTTGGTTTAACAGCCGCATCAAGCCGGGCTGGAGGTGGAGGCGCAGGTATAGCGTCTGCAATTTCTGGGACGGTCACCACTTATGCTGGTGGTGGCGGTGGAGCGACTCTCAGTGGCACTGCTGGCATTGGAGGTGTTGGCGGTGGCGGCGCAGGCTCAAGTGGTTCAACTGGTTCGGCTAATGGCGCGGCAGGCACAACAAACACAGGCGGTGGTGGTGGCGGTGGTTACAACAATGGCGGCACAGGCGGTTCAGGCATTGTCATTCTTCGCTACCCCGGCTCAATTCAATATTTCACTGGTGGCACAGTAACCTATGCCGCTGGTTATGTCGTTCATTCGTTTACATCTTCAGGCACATTGGCTCCAACAACGCCAAGTAACTTCATTACAAGCGCAAACACAATCGTATTCTTCTCGTCCAACACATGGACAGCCCCTGCTGGCGCAACTCAAGTTCAATATTTAGTAGTTGCCGGTGGAGGCGGTGGCGGTGCGGGTGGGGGTGGTGGCGGTGCAGGAGCTTTCCGTACGGCTACAGGCTTATCTGTTACCGCTGGCACAACATACACAGTTACGGTTGGTGCTGGTGGTTTTGGCGCACCAATTAACTTTGCAGGCAAAGGCACTAATGGTGGAAATTCTGTCTTTAGTTCTATAACCTCAACAGGTGGAGGCGGTGGCGGCTCAAGTATTACTACAAACGGTGTTGGAGCCGACGGTGGTTCTGGTGGTGGCGGAGGTTATGTATCCTCTTACACCGCTGGCGGTAATGGCACAACAGGCGGCAATCAAGGCGGCGCAGGAGTCACTAGTGGTTCAGGTGGTGGTGGCGGCGGTGCAGGCGCACTTGGTGGAAACGCTATAAATTCTGGTAGCCCCGGTGCAGGTGGCGCAGGCACAGCTTCTTCTATTACAGGAACTTCTACAACTTACGCAGGAGGCGGTGGCGGCGGCGGTTACACTGGTAGCCCATATAACAATGGCGGCGCAGGTGGCGGTGGTTCTGGTGGCGGATTGGATGCTAATACCGGCATAACTGCTGGCTCTACAAACACAGGTGGCGGTGGCGGTGGCGGTGGAAACAATACCACTGCGGCTTTTGGTGCTAACGGCGGCTCTGGCATCGTAATCATCAAGTGGAGCTAACCAATGTATGCGCTGGCTCCTTCTGCTACTGTTGCTGTTGGGGCTAGTTGGAGCCGTAGCCAAGAGTGGCTGTCATGTGCGCGAGTTCTATGGAATAGCCTACACAGTCCACGATCCAACCCAGCGGCACAAAGAAATGATGGCGTGGTTAGACAAGAATGCGCCCTACTGCAAATCAACCGAATACATGGTGATCTGGAACAACCTAGCAGAGTGGGCGGGCGCAGCAGACTCCACATGGCTTAGAGCAAAGATAGTTCATGGATACAAGGATGCACTTGAAAGGGAGAAGAAATGATAGAAACCATCAGATTATTTCCGACCGTTCAAGCGTCTGGGTATCCAGACAAGCATGACCTTGCCCAAGCCAAGCTAGAGAAACAGCACGAAGTTAACA